TAGATGAAGAGTCCCCACGTATCCAGCTAATCCAATCCATGCTTGGTCGCTATCGGCGGCAAGCAGAGCGCCAGATGCTGGACGAATTTCCCGAGCTGAAGGAACAAGTTCGCAAGCAGCTCATAACCCGTGAAGCCTTGACATCGGGCCGTTCAAAGGAGGATGTCAAACTAGAATTATTCCCGATGGATAAGTAACCATGACGATCTCAGATAAGAACAGCTACCAGTATTACAATGTGACTGGCTCTGATACCTATACCTTCACGAAAGACTGGCTGTCTACCGATCACATCGAGGTCGAGTTAGTGAATCTTACTACAGGCTTGCCCGTAGCGAAGACAGTAGCAGCCGGGGACTTCACCTTTGAAAACGCGAATAACGCCACACCTACAGTGCAGATCGTATTTGCCTCAGCACCTACGACTGCGAATACCGTTACAGAGAATGGGGTGCGAATCCGGCGAGTGACTCCTAAGGGGTTCACGAGTAGAAGTGTGGACTTCACGGCTGGAGCCTACCTGAACGAAACGGACCTGGAGACAAATCAGAAGCAAGTCTGGCTATTGATCCAGGAAGCCCTCGAGACTGATGATGCTGGGGCTATCAACCCAAGCGCTGAATACATTCGATACGACGCAGCTACTACTAGATGGCTAGCTACCAGGTTAGGAGTCAATACGATAGTCGGGGGAGCTAAGGATCCTACTAGTAATGATGACCTGGCTACGAAGGCCTACGTGGACTCTATTGCTACCTATGCAGCAGCCGGAGTTCCTCTTACCTGGGAATTCACTGCCGCAGACTCAGCCGTTGAATACACGCTGACAGATGGTGCTAATCAGGAAACCAAGATGTGCCTTGTGGCAATCAATGGGGTCTTGAAGTTGCCTGAGACTGACTACAACATCGTCAAGGGAAACCCTAACTCGACTCTGAAGCTCGCCGCAGCTCCAACAAATGGCCACAAGATCAGCGTCATTGCCATTGGGAAGCATCGGTATCTAAACAACTTGGCCCTTGAAGATAACTCTATCGAGGCAAGGCACATTAGCTCTGGAGCAGTAACCAGCACAAAGCTGGCTGTTGATTCTGTAACTGCCGGAGCAATTGCTGCTGATGCTGTTGGAGCCTCTGAGATAGCAGCCGATGCTGTTGGAGCCTCTGAGATAGCTGCCGCTGCTGTTCTGTATGCTAACTTGGCCACTAGCGGATTTACCTCAGCGCCTGGCGGGACGATTGACCAATTCATGGCTGTCACCGCAGGTAGTGGGGCTCAAGCCTTGAGAACTCTAGCTGCTGCCGATATCAATGATTTAGCTACCTGGTTAGGCACCAGGGTTCTGAGTGAGTTAGCTGCTCCCACAGGTAATGTGGCCATGAACACTAAGAAGATCACTGGCCTGGCCAACGGGACCGATGCCGCTGACGTAGTGAACAAGTCTCAACTCGATGCAGCAGTATCTGGAGGGGCCTTGTCAAAGATTGTCCTCGTTCACAATGAGACGCTTGGGTCAGATGCCAATACTTGGAACTTCGATGTAACAGGCGGCACCTTCTTCAATGCAGATTACCACTGGTATCAAGTGGTATTCACGAACGTGCGTGTGATTGGAACTTCAACGATTTATGATGTAAGGCCTCAACTGTATTACGAGGTAGGTGGTTCGGCGGGCTGGCAAGCGGCAGGAGCCCCTATGACGTTGGACAGCGGGTCTGGTGGACTAATCCGGGGCACTCTTGCCGCCACAGTCATGTGGGAATTCGTCATGCACGGTGTCTCAACATCTAAGGGGGCTCAGATGTATTCAAAGATACCCGAAGATAGCACGGGGTGGCCTACGAAGGCGGCGGTAGCTACCAATATGGGCATGGTCTTGAATTCAGGTCTGGAGTTCGTAGCCGGGACACGGGTTCAAATCTACGGTCACAAGGTCTAGCTATAAATGCCACCTGAGGAGCAGATCCTTCGGGCGTTTGGTCGCCTAGAGGGGAAGGTTGATGCTGTGAAAGAGACTGTAGATCGTCTTGACAAGAAAGATGAAGACCTCGACTCACGTATCAAATCATTAGAGACAACCAAGGCCTGGGGAAAGGGGATAATTGCAGCAGTAGCTGCGGCCTGGGCATTCATTATCAAGATGCTAATAGGAGGTAACTGATGGAAGAACCACCACCAGACTTGCGAGAACTTATGGAGGGTCTACACGAAGATCTAGCCCGTGAGTTACTCAGGAAAATCCAGTTAGGAGAGGCTTCTCCGGCTGAACTCAGTGTGGCCAGAGCCTTTCTGAGAGATAACAACATTGATGTGAGTTCAAGGGCAGGAACTGGGGCAGAGATTCACAAATTGGCAGAGAACCTGCCTTTCCAAGACCCCGATGAATATATAGCTCAATGAACAAACTGCTAGCGAACCTCGCCGCTGCGCTTTCCCTGGTTACCCCCTCAACCAGTCAAAATAATATCAAAGGTCCTGATGTCACCATTCTGAACATCCAATATGGAGATAGCTGTGGTGCTAACACGATCCTGTTCTGGATAAATGCGCCGATCCGTGGCCAATCAGTTCACACCATTATCGAATATTATGATGGTGCTGGACCGTTCTCAGTCGCTTGGATTGCCTTCGGTTTCACTAAGGCTAAGAGCCTAATTGGTCACTATAATGCGATTCCTTGCTGGCTTCTGACTTATCCAAGCTGGGTAACCCCAGTGGTCTTGAAGTTTGGTCGAGGTCAGAGATCCTTGTGGAAGACTCCAAATGACCCTGCGCTAAAGGGGCTGCCTCTTTACGCCCAGGCACTTCATTCCAATCCACAGGGCTTTGTTATGTCCCGTGGCGTACAGATGTCTGTCAACTAAATGATCGAGATACCTAAGCAACTGAAGGGCCCGAATGGTTTCCCCAACTTCATTCACCTAGCTTGGACTCAGGCGCTGAATTTACCGCAGCCTACTCCAGTGCAATACGATATTGCTCGTTGGCTAGCGAATGGCCCTGATCGGCAGGTTACCATGGCCTTTCGTGGGGTAGGGAAATCCTTCCTAGCTAGCGCTCTGGTGGTCTACTCGTTGCTTCTGGATCCCTCTTTGAACATCATGGTGGTAAGTGCGAGTCGAGACCGAGCTGATGATTTCAGTGGGTTTTGCTTCATGATGATGCACCGCCTAGGGGCCCTCACCGCAGGAATGCTTCCTTCTGAAGACCAACGCTCAAGCAAGATCAAGTTTGATGTTCGTGAGGCTCCACCAGGTCATGCCCCAAGTGTCTTTTCCTTAGGTATCAACAGCCAGCTAAGTGGTCAACGTGCTGACATTATCATTGCTGATGACGTATCCACCTCGGCTAACTCAGTGAGCCAGGTCATGCGGGAAAAGATCCACACGGCCACCAGGGAATTCACGAGTATCTTGAAACCTGGTGGGGGTCGAATCATCTACCTGGGAACACCGCACACTGAGCAGGATCTATTGCACGGGCTACCTGAACGAGGTTTCACAACCCGCATCTGGCCAGCCGAAGTTCCGCCAAAAGCGCTTCAGATAAAGCAGGGCTCCAATCTAGCCCCCATGATTCGTGAACAAATCCAGGATGGTGCGACCGTAGGTACTCCTACAGACCCTCAACGGTTCGATGAAGATGAGCTGGAACTGAAGAAGCTGGAAGGTCGCTCCTACTATGCAATGCAATTTCTGCTAGATCACTCTCTCAGTGACCAAGATCGCTATTGCCTGAAGATCAATCACTTGATTGTAGATGACCTAGACAAAGAACGGTGCTACCAGCACTACGTTTATGCCCAGGACCCTGACCTCAGATGGACAGACCTTCATAATGTCGGGTTCAACGGTGATTATTTCCATCGACCCTTCAAGAGAGAAGGTGAGATGGTCAAGTATCAGGGTATTGTTATGTCGATTGATCCCTCTGGAAAAGGGCGGGATGAAACGAGCTATAGTGTTGTGGCTCACCAGGCTGGCACCCTCTTTGTTCTAGATAACGGAGGGGAAGTGGGAGGCTTTGAGGAGCCTGTCCTCCGAAAGCTGGCTCAGGTTGCCAAGAAATACAAGGTGAACGCTATCCTGGTTGAGAGCAACTTCGGTATGGGCATGTTCAGCAATCTTCTGAAGCCAATCCTAATATCTGAAGGGTGGCCTTGCTCGATTGAAGAGGTTCGCCAGCATCGAAACAAGATGGTGAGGATCTGCGACACCTTGG